TCATGATCGGCTTGTTAGCATCGTCAACCTGCACCAGCGGGTGAAGAAGCTCGGCATCAATGCTGTCAGATGGGTTGAGAAGGATCGGCGCACCAGAGTCTGGCTTGTCGCTCATGAGAGGGTCAAACTGCCCCGGAACAAGCCCTGCACTGCGCCTGTTCATGTCGCGGAACATCTTGTTGGTGATCGGGTCTCGCTTGACGCCCTCTGCGTCTAGGATGCCGTTTCCAGTCACCCACGCACCATTCTTGTCGATCATCCCGCCGCTCTTGAAGTGGAGGTCTTTGAGGACTGGAATCCTCGGTAGGACGGTCTCAAGGATTGATCCAAGCTTGCGCCTAGCAGCACCACTAGAGGCAACCGCGCCAAGCTCACCACTTTCAGCCATTGCAGCGTACTGGTCAGCGTGCTTCTCGATGAAATACTCAACCGCAATCTTGTCGAGCGGGTAGATGGCATCTCTCTCGGCGTTGGACATGCCCTCAACCCCAAGACGCTTGTAATAACCATCGCGGAATGCCTCAAAATTAGGGTCTAGTTTACCATCCCTAGAACGGAACAATCCACCAACCGTGTTGTTCTTGGTGTCACCTAGGAACAGGGCAGCGATGCCGGGTTCCATGTTGTTCTTGATGACTGTGTGGTGGAGTGTTTCGTGAGCAACCAGTGCCTTGATCGGGTTGGTTGAATTAACATTGATAACTGCCGTGTTGGTGTTTGGGTCGTACCTACTAGCACCAGAGTCCTTGAAGGTGTAGTTGAGTGTTGGGTTGGCGATGGCGTAAGTGGAAATAGCCCTGCGAGTTCCAGCGGGAATTGCTTCAAACAATGCCTTCTGGCGGGTGTCGGTCAAGTTGCGCCTAAAGTTGAGTTCGTCACCAATGGAAAGCTCGCGCATGCGCTTCTTGGTTCCCATGAATGCGCCACCACCTGCTGCAAACGAGCCTCCAATAACAAACGATTCTGCTCCAGCTTGCCAAAGTGTTTCTGGACGCATGTCAGCACCATCAGACAGGTACTCAAACATCAAGTCCGTAGGTGCGGCTGCGGCAATACCACGACCAGCCCTGCGGATTGTGTCAGAGGTTACACCACCTAGATCTAGCATGTTGAATGTGTGTGCAAATCCACGACCCAATGAACCGGGTGCGGTATGTGCCGCCACACGCTTCCAAAATGGAATTTGACCACGCACATTCTCCATCTCCTTGCCGACATAACGGAATAGTTTTCCGTAGTTGGACAGAACATTGCCAGTTTTGAGTGCAGCCGCTCCTGCACCAATCGCTCCAATAATGGGATTTCCAGCCAAACCAACAACCCCGGCTGCGCCAACGGCTGCTGTGTACATTTGATCTAGGCCACGCTCTTGCAGGAAGTTTGTAACCGCTGTGTCAGTCTTTGAAATAGTGTCACCAACACGCTCCAAGGTTGCGCCAACTGCCTTTGCTGGCATGGCTCGCATCTGCCTACCAAGTTCCATCGTTTGCAGAACCTTTTTGGAATACTCTTCTGGAATTCTGGTAGCTAGGCTATTGCGTTTTGCAATTAAGCTATCAAGCTCGGCAGTAATAGTTGGAAGTGTTGATCTAATTTGATTAGCTTCAGCAGTTACCCTGCTTGCGATCTGTGATGCCTTTGCTGATCTCTCAAGTAGTGCTGGTTGCGTTTTTGCACCTTCAGCAAAATTAGCAGCCATACGCTGCGCAAGATTAACTGTCGGTTCAACCTTGGCCAAGGCTGCGCGACTTGCCTGAACAGCAGTATTGCCCTGAGCAATTGCAATATCCATTGCTGCAATCTTGCCCATTGTTTTTTGCGCACCAAGCATTGCCCTAGAAGCAAGTGGAGCTGCTTTTGATGCCTTTACAGCAAATGCAGCAGGAATGGCATTTGTCGGATCACCAACGATATTCGTAAACGCACCAACCCTTCCATAAACCTTGTTGAATTCTTCGTCGCCAAGTTCTTGTTTTGCCGCTTCTGCTTTTTGAACTGCATTATCAATCCCAAAAACGGTTTCACCAATTTCCCCAGCTTCCATGTCGGCTAGACGCTGATCGGTCGCCCACTGCTGGTAACGAGCGGCAACCAACTCATCTTTTGAGTTTTTAATGTTAGCATTTGTTTGTTCGATTTCTGGTGGTTGTGGTCTTTGAATGCCAGTAATTTTCTCTAGCGCACCATAAACTGGTGAAAGTATCGACTCATCAATAAACTGCTTGTCGGAAGCAAGACCAACATCAATCAAATTTGATGTCTGAATAACATTTTTGTACATGTTTTCAGCTATGGATAGTTCCGTAGCTTCTCCCCGCGCCTTGAGATAGTCTGGTCTAGAATCCTCCATGCCCAGCAATCCGCCCCAAGTTCTGGAATTGTACGCCAGACCCATTGCTTGCTGTTGAGCCAATTCCGCACCACCATAAACGGCATCTCCAGCAAACTTTGTAACATTGCTAAGAATTTCACCCGGAGTGGAACTTGATCTGATAACTCCATCCTCCCAAAGTATATCAAACTTTTCCTTGCTTCCGGGTTGCTGGAACCACTCTGGGTTTTTCATATCCTCAATTGAAGTAAGATACGCCTGACCCTTTTCGTTAATAGTTCCATCCTCGTTGAACACCCCTGACTGCTGTAGGTTGTAAAACAACTGACCTCTTTCGGTTGGATTTCCATCTTGGTCTACCAACCCTAATGCACGAACTTTATTTGCGTCTAGAGGCTTAGAGAAAACTTCTAGTGGTGATTTTGCGATTTCACCAGCATCGTTTCGCAGCGAGTCCACCTCCGCCCCCACAACATCCGTTACGGCTTGCTCGTATGGCGTGATGGACACCATGTCCCTGTCAAATTGCGCTTCAGCTTGATTTACGAAGTTCGATAAAACTTGAGGAGATTCCTGCGGCACAACCATACTTTCCTTGGCTGGTGTCTCGGTAAGACTCTTAACCTCGGGGGCTGGTTGTGGTTCGTAGACATACTGCTCCAGCGGCGTGAGATCACGGGTAACTGGTGCTTGAACAGGTTGGTTGTACGCCTCAACCAGAGTCTGTGGTTGCAGAACCTCTAGTTGCCCAAGAGTTCTCTGGACATCCTTTGCAAACAAATCCAGTCCACTTTTGACGGCTTTGTTGAATTTGGGCTTTTCTTCTTCGGGTACATTGAATGCCATTACCTTAAAGGTGGTTTGTTATTTAAATTTATTGAAGAACTCGTTTACTCCGCTAACTGTCTCTTCTTTTTTTTCGTCAGGTTTCGGTGGCTCGGTGGCAATCTGTACATCTGCACCAGTTGATTTTTTATACTGATTGACCCTTTCCACAATATCATCCCTAAACGATTTTGCGGCAGACAATGCAGTCTCGTTTCTAGTAGTAAGTCCAAGTGGAATTAAATACTTCTGTGCTGCGGCGACTTCTCCCTCTCTTGCCACGGAACTTGGGTCAACAGTCTTTGCGTATGCAATTGCCATTTGATATGGGAGTTGACCAAGTTTTGCAGATCCTGCTGAGGATGCAATTTCAAATGTTCCATATTGCTTGATTGCGTCAGTTAATTGATCGGTAAATCGTAATGCGGCAGATGCGTTTTGCTCAAATGTAACATCCGCTTGTGTTTTCTTTGGCGTTTTGTCTTCTTCCTTTTTCTCAAGAACAGGAAAAGATGATTTGGCAATTTCCCTAGCCTTGTCTGGGTCTACTTGAGCAAGGGCTGTAATGGATTGCACCAAAGAGTTATCAAATTGATTTCCACTTTCAGCAGATCTTTTAGCAAGTTGATTTAATTCGGCAATAGTCGCAGCGGTGGTAGCTTCCTTTTTTGCTGTGTCTGCTGGCGTGGTGTCTTGTGGTCTTGTTGCACCTTCGCCCTTAATGTTTGATCCATAAAATCTCGCAATCTCCTCAAAATCATTGCCCATGGTTTCAAAGGCTTTGTTTTGAATCTTGCCCATCAACCCCTGCTCGAAAACATCGGCTTCTGCATTAAATCCTCTAGCCCTTAATAGTGCGATGCGTTGTTGGGCGTTTCCAATTTTCTCTTTAGCTTTTGGCCCAGCATTTGGGACAACCTGTGTGAATATTTCAAGAAGATTCATAATTATTCAAAGGGGTTAAATCCTCCGTTGCTAGATGCGGTAGGTTTTGCTCCGCCACCCCCGCCTCCACCTTGCGATGCGGCGAACTTCTGCTGGCGAAGGTTCATCATCTGCTGTGATTGCATCGCGCTAATGCTATTCTTAATAAGATCACCAACAATAGATGCCTCGGCAAATCTGTCATCAAGCGAGATATTCTCATCTTTAATGTTATTAGAGATTCCAGAAAGAACTGGTGATAGCTCTGGCATCAAGGTCAATGCTGCTTGAATTTGAGTAGAAGCCGCTTTCAATGCCTTCTTCTTCTCCCCCTGCTGCTTGAAGTAGTCACCTACTTGACCAACCATCCCAGCAATGCCCTGCGCTCCAGTCATGGCTAGTTCCCTAGCAGCGGCTACGGAAGGCCCGTAGTCTGGCGATTGATATGGTGCTGTTTGTACTTGTCCTGCGAATAATGCCATAATTTTAGATGTAGCTATATCTTACATTTCCCCAAGGGCTTTGTGCTGTCTGCATCCCAGCACCGCCACCAGCACCTCCAAAGTTAAACCCACCTCCTGCCATGTTCATTCCAGCACCCATCATAGAGCTTCCAATGCTACTCCACATTTGCGCCTTTGCTTGTTGGTTTGCAAGATTTGTCTGGTAAACTGCTTGATTGTATTGATTCTCCGCCCCAGCCGCCTGATTAGCAAAGTTAAGCGGAAGTGCAAGCATGTTGAGTCCGGGCGTGGTGTAGAAATCTCCAGCAAGTCCAGATGCTACCGTGTTGGCTTTCATCTCTTGATCCAAAAGAGCGGCCTTTTGTTGTTCACCAGTTAGGAATTGGTTAAATCCAAGTTGCCTTTCCGCGGCTTGTTGCTGCCCAATGCCAAGGTTTTGGCTAAACAAACCTTGTTGAGTCGCAAGTCTTTGTTGCAAAGCCCCAAGTCCTTGACCATACGCCATCTGACCTGCGCTTGCTGCTTCGGCACGCCTAGCCGCCTGTGCCGCTTCTCGGTTTTGGATCTCTGCGGCAATCGCTGCGTTTCCACCAATGCGTCCAGATGCCGCTGCAACTGCCCTAGCTTGCTGCTGGGCGGCTCGCTGCTCCTCTCCAGACAATGCCCCACGACGATTGAAGGCTTCCTGCGCCATCGTCTGAGCCATCGATGTGTCGTACAACTGATTGGCTTGCTCCTGCGAGATGGTGGGTTGGTAGTTGCCCACCACGGAACCATACTTAGACATGGCATCTGCTAAATTTAGGCCGAACCCTTGGCGAAGTTTTTGTGCCTCCCCCACTTGCAGTCCAGCCCTCTCCACTGCCGCTGCCTGCTCTGGAGACAAGCGATTCATTGTCTCCCTGCTTAACGCAGTAAGACCGGGGACTTGGTTGGTGTAGTAATCGGAGATGCCAGCGGCTTGCTTTTCAGCAAGGTTTTGCTCGTATCCAATTATCTTACCTTTCTTTTTCCAGTTACCCTTCCCCTTCTGTCTGATTGGTTTTCTTGCAAAGATGTCAACTGGAGCAGGGGGTTTTCCTGCACCCTTTGCTGCTTTGTTTGCACCGTATGCTGACACTGCGCCACCAACCACCATCGTACCTGCTGCTACCCAAGACATAATTGATCTTCCTCCTTGTTATTTGTATTTAGTTCTTCGATTGTCGTAACATCTCCAATGGCATTGATAATTGTTGAATTTGATTCATTTTTGCTCCAAGGCTTTTGCATTGGATGATTTTCATCAATTAGCGGATTGCTACATTTCTCAAGAATATCTTCCCCGACTTGGTCTGGGTCTACCAAATCTTTTGGATTAGCGTGAAAGGTCGTCCATGTTGTGTCCTTTCTTACATGCAAAAACCTTTTTGTTCCCGGCTGAGTTATGCCCATATACGGAGCCACATAGGTTACGGAACCCTCTGGTGAAATCACATCAACCTCGCCAACACTAATAATAAATGGGTGCCTTGTGCTGTGAGTCATTGACATAATAAGCGACCCAGCAGGCATAAAAATTGTTCTTGTGTAAAGACCCGGAGTAAACACATGAGTTAATGGAGCGTCAACCTTCTCGTCAGATTGATAAATAGCATACTCAATCTTATCCACCTCGCTACAGGTAGCGAGTACATCTGGGTCGATGTGTGAAAGATCAAGGTTCATAAAGTGCTATCGTTGATTCTAGTGGGGTCATGCAGAGCGAATAAGGCAGGCGGTCATGTTACCAAAAACTGAAACATTGGTTCCTTGAGCATGAATTACATGTAATTCTATGTAATCACTTGATCCGTTACAATAAATAATTCCACTTGCATTTGCTTGGTATGTTGTGGAATTTGCTACATTACCAGAAATTGAAGCAGAGGTGTTTTTATAAAAAATTGCCTGTAATGCTAATGCTCCAGCTCCAACATTAACATATCCATTTACCTGGTAATATCCAGGAATTGTTGGAGTAAATCTTGAATTTGTAAAATTATTGTTAGTATCAAAACCTTCCAAATCTAATGTAACTTTTGTATATGCTCCAGTTGGAGCTGAAACTGGTAAGGAAGTATTTGCAACAACAAGTGGCCCATTTCCAGCGATATTTGTTCCTAGTTTTGCTTGGGTGACTGCCCCAGAAGCAAGTTCATTAGAAGTAATTCCACCAGCATTTACGGCAAGTTTACCCGGAGACACAACCTGCAAGGTTTGTCCTTGGATTGCATCGCTGGTAAATGTCGTGTCATCAATGATGTTATTCATCTTAGCACTGGTAATTGTGTCAGTGCTTGTAAATGTGTAGGTTGTATTTACAACGCCCATATTATTTTTGTGATAGAATTTGTCTGTTGGTGATGGAACCCGCTACTTGAATAGAGTGGATCTTAGGTGAACCGATAGTTCTTGTCAATGTGATAGTCCCAGTATAGCCACGCTGACCACCAAGTCTGCATCGGATGCTTGCGGTTTCAGCCTCGCCAGCGGTGCTAGGTGATAGGATCTGACCACCAAGGAATGTGGTGGTAGTTCCAATGCTTTCGGCGGAGTCGGGGTCTTCAGTAGCAAACGCGATATCATACTCGCCAGTTTCCCCAGCCAAGTTTTGCATTTGAACCTGTGCGTCTGTAAACCTCTTGCGTTCAAGGGTCTTGAAGTCGTACCCACGGCTAGTCACATACGAGTTAATCGTTGGGGTAACTACGCCAGTGTCCTCATTCGTGACGCTCAGGCGGTCTACGGACGAGTCGGAGGCATCAACTTGGTGCAAGCCACCATTGGAGCTAACGGCATACAGGTTATTGCGAACCCCAGCACTTGCCGTGATAAAGTTCTTGATCAAAAACCTAGAATCTCCATAGGTATCCAGCGATTCCCAGCCCTTGTTTAAGAAGTTGTAAATTAGAACTGCGTTATTTCCACGGGCATCGTTACCTCCAGCCACGGAATCCAACGGGACTGCGATGTAATAGCGGTTGTTAAAGTAAACCGCCACCGAATCACCCGCAAGGTTCTTGTTAATGCGGTCGATATACGGCTGAATGTTCTTGGAAAGTGGTTCCTCCGTGCCACGAAGGTTGTAATCGTTAAGGAAGGTAAGCCCGTAAATGCCCTCGTCGGCCAAGAATAGCATGTTGTTAGCCTGCATGACCACGGACTTGCGAGCTAAACACCCAACCTCGCCAGTAAGCTCCTTGACCACGGTGTCAGACAGGCTTCCTTGGGTCTGTGCCACAAGGTGGATGCTATTGCGGTTCAAGACCACCAAGGAATCGTCGTAGAAACCATGCATCGCCACCACATAGTCGGCAGTGCCACCAGTAATACGGAACTGATTCTCGATCTGGTCAAAGGTCGTAGTGTCTAGTAGGTCGGAAACCGCGATCTCGTCAGAAATCTTTCTGCTAGTGTAGACTGGTGCGCTAAAAGTGCCAGATTGGGAGTAGTAGAACGGAACGAACAACCTGCGCTGGAAGTAGGTAGCCCATGGCGCGCCCGGTTGGTGCATAAATCCACCGCCCACGGAGAACCTTCCGCCAAACTCAAATATATCAGATGAAGAGGTATTGTAGTTCCCGATAGGGGCATACCATTCGATAAGCGTGGTGGTAGCATTTACCACTTGGTAGGAATTACCAAGCATGGCTTGAAAATCAGCAGTAGCTGTTGCGTAAACGATAATTACATCACCAGCAAAAATTGTCGTATTCCCAACAACTTTGGCAGAAACAAGTCCACTAACTACATCGACATCCTTGGCTTGGATGTTGAAAACCTGTGGCTGGGTGTAAGCCCCGCCGGGAGACAGGGTAAACCCATCAGTCATGGTTGCTGCCGTGGTTACAAATGTGGTGCTAGTAGAAATCCCAGATGCCACAAAGGTAAATGAGTCTTGGTCGACAATTGTTGCTACCGTGAATGTCCCATTTGGAGGAGTACCACTGGTAAGCCCAGCGATAACCACAGACGAACCAACGGTTAGCCCATGTTCACGGACTCTCATTGTCACCACGGTATTTGGACTAGCGGTCGCGTCGGATGACGCAGAAAGAATGGCCCTGCCATTAGGATACCACTCAAGAGCTTGTTGCCCATCCCGCATGATCATCACCTTGTCGAAGCACTGCAACATATCGCAGTTACTCCCAACGGTGGCTCCCACAGGATACGGGATAGTCGTTGCCGTGT